GGTTGCGGTTTCGGTTGCGGTTTCGGTTGCGGTTTCGGTTGTGGTATTTCGTTAAATGCTAATTTATTTTTATCAATTGCATCTGGGTATGCAGAATTTAATCTAGAAATTGCTATATTATAGTTAGCCGCGGATAATTTAGATTTTAAAGATTTAAAAATTAATGGTCGTTGATCGTATGAATTAACAAACCACCAACCATATGGATAATTAGAGCTAGGTACCGGAACTCCATATATATATGTCTCATCGTCTGGTAGTTCATATACAAAAAAACCATCTAACTCAGTTGTACCGGGTATAATTTTATCTGGTGTTTCTGATGAAAGGAAATTAGATAATTCAGTTGCAGTAACATTTGTAGATTTATCCCCGGGCCCAACAATATAATCTGCATTAACATCTGTATTTGAGTTTGAATCCAAATTCCGATTAATTAAAGGTGCATTTTCTAATTTTTTACTATATTTAGCATAAAATTTTACTGGATCAATTGAACCGCCAGAAGCTGACGTTCTTATTTCGAAATGTAAATGAGGTCCTTCTGAATTACCAGCACCTGGTGCACCAAAAGCACCACCACTTCTACCAACAACCGTTGACCAATCTACATCTTCATTATTTGAAACTTGTATATTACTTAAATGTGCATACAATGAATAAAATGTTTCACCTTTACCAGTTGCAGGTGCATTATGTTTTATTATAACATAATCACCAAATCCGCGCGGATCATCTCCGATATATACTACTTTACCCGGTCGTACTGTATATACAGTCGTTCCAACATTGGTTTTCATATCAACACCTTTATGACGTCGACCGGATTTTGGTCGCCATTTACCCCATGGGCTATTAATTCTAGCATTAACCATCGGCGGATCTATATGGAAAAATTCCCATTGTATAACCGTTTCTCCGTCCTCAAATTCGGTTGGTGCACCTGGTGTGATGAGGCCTGAAACTGGTGAGTAATCATATTTATCTCTTTTAAACTTAGCCTTAATTCGGTTCCATGCCTCGCCGGCTTGTTCGTCAATAACTGAATTATTTAATTCACTTTCTGCTAACTTTAATAAAATTTCATTTAATATTTTTTTCATAGGTATACTTGTTTATTATTATATATTATGATTTCCATGATATTGGTGCGTCTAAATCAATACGAACAATAAAATTCATATCAACATCATCACGTTTTTTTATTGCTTGTCCTAATTTTCCAATTGCTAATAATTGACCCGAATTATCATATAATCCAATTGTAGTTATATATGGGGCAAACCCACTACTAGTTACAAATGTTTGATATGTTTCATTGTTATCAGCCAATAATGATGGATTAGTTGACATATTAAAATCGCCTTTTGAAATACGAGTTAATACATTTAATTCATATAATCGTTTAGTACTTTTATAACTAGATGTATATGCTGAATTTAATATATTATTGTATTTGTAATGTGGACTTGATATAATAGCTAATCCTTGTTTATGAAACAATGTACCCACATTTGCTGTTTGCAAAAATGTAGCAGTATCCTCATTACGGTTATTTAACGAAGATATACTAGCAGATGATATTGTCTTATTAAAGATTCTTATTTCATCAATTGAGCCTGTTAAATAAGAAGTATTGGTGCCAGACACATTTAATGTAGCACCAATGTATAATGGACTACTAGTATTGATTTGGCCCGATTGTGATAATGCTGAATTTGGTATAATAAATGCAGCACACGAAGCTGATGAATTTATTACTCCATTAATATATAATTGCATCATACTACCAGATTTTTGACATAAAACATGAGTCCATGCAGTAACAGCTGTAGATGATGTGATTGATGTTTTTAATAAATCGTTAGATGCTGCTGAAAATATAATTTTACTGGTACTATTTAATTGAATTTTAAATGGATATTGTGTAGTATATATATTTCCAAATCCTAATATTGTCTTATTGTCTGCTGCTGTATTAGATGCTGATATCCAAAATGATACTGCATAATCGTGTTGTCTATCATATAAACCATTAATTTGAGTATCAGTTGATATAAAACCATCTCCATTAAATTTTGCAGCATAACCAACTGATTGGGTTGTACCAGATGTTGTTGGTACGCCTGGTATAAATGTTACATTTTGTTGGGTTGCGTATTTATTACGAGTAGTATCGAAATATTCATTAAATCCTTCATAAAACATAACATCTGAAACAAATGAACCAGTATCAATCATTGTATCATAGATATTGCCATATATATCACTTTTTAACGATGCCGTACTAGGAATATTAAATGTAAATGATTGCGGTTTTATACCTTCGCCTACCTTTACAGCTGGAAATGATAATATTGATGCTGATTGATATAAGAATTTTTTAGTATAATTTAAATCAGATCCGCCGATTGTATTGTATGGTTCTGATTTACGTTTATAAATTAAATTATTAATTGAATGATATGCTAATGTTTGTAAACGACCATCTATATTTTTAGAATCATTATATGTTAATTCAGTACCAAGTGCCGGTAATAAATTAGCATCTGAATATATAGCAGTTAATGGTAATGCTGAACTAGTAGCACTGCCTGAATATACTGTCCATTGTTTATATGCAAAAAATGGATTATATTTAACATCATTATTTGAAACTTTTTTAAATACGGATGCGTGTGGTTCATCCATCGTATAAATTTCATGTGTTTGATTAGGAAGACTCATAGTATAAAAAAACCCGTTATATTAAATATAAATATAACGGGTTACTAATTATGATGATTTATTTTAGATTTAGAAATCTAATTTAACTCGTATAAGAGCTTCACGCTGATATGTTTTCAATACCGGTTTACTCAATTTTGCAATTGCTAATAATTCCTGGCGATCATTATATAATCCAATTGATGTTATATAAACTTTTGGATCTTGTACGAATGATGGTTGTGCAAATGTACCGGTACTACCAGTAACAAACGATGGATTATTAGAAAAGTTATATTCACTATTTTTAACTCGTACGAAATAATGTGTACTTGTTACTTTTTCAGAATTTCTAGCAACAAAACCATATTTATCCGATGTTACCGGATTTGTTACTAAAGATGATCCGGATATTGAACGAAATAATGCAAAATGATTATTACCTTCTGAGTTACTAGTTGTATTCGTAGTAAATGCTAATTTCTGATCTAATACATTTCCATCTAATATCATAACACCGTAATCCGGATATACTAATCCATAATAAATTGGTGATGCTGCCGACCCAGATGTGTGAACTCCACCTAAAAGAGAACCAGATACCAAATTATATACTCTACCAAAATCGCCAGTTGCTGCCGAACTTATTGACGAATCATCAATAACAGTAAATACAGTTGACCCAACTGCGACAGAACCAGTTGCATTTGTAGCACGACTAGTTATATTAGCTAATGGAAGTTCAAAATTACCAATATCTAAACGTTCTTTTAATTGACTACGTTTAAATGATACAGCATATATACTATCAGTACTACCAGATGCTTTTGTCGTAAATCTACTATCAGATGGTCCTAACAATAATTGTCTAAATTGCGAATATATAGCTTTTGCCGCTGAATCATTTAGTTGACCTTGTGCACTAGAACCACTACCATTTGCATTACCATATGATATAGCATAATTAGTAATAGAACCGGTTAGTCCCGGCAATGCATTTAATACATCTACATAATATCTTTTTTGTGTAGTTGTCTGTGTAGATGACGAAAAATGCGTAATTAAACTAGCTACACCAGTACTCCAAATACCACCAGTAACAACTTGTACTTGATTTGATACTTTATCTGCCATATCAAATTTTGTAAATGTTCTACCATTTGCTAATTGTGCATTGTATTCAGCAATATCATCAGTTGTGTATGTCGGTGTTGCTTGTTGGTCATCTCTCGTACGTCCAACCACAGAAGCCCGTGGTTGTGTCGATGGATCGAAAGAAAACGCATTTTGCTGCGATGGTGTTTGACTAACAGATGATTGATTTCTTAAATTTTTAATTTTATTTATCATAATATTATACTATTGTTTAAATTTATGTTGTAACAGTCGTAGCTTTTTTAACTAATACATTAACAGTAACACTACCACCTGTTTCATTTGCTATAATAGTTACAGTCGCAGTTTTATCTGATATTAATTGTGTTTTAGCACGTACTTGGAACTCAAATCCAGATACCGTAATAGTTTGTGCATCTGCATTATCACCGATGTATCTAGGGGTAGATGGAATAAATGGAGTTGATAACGGTCTTGTAACTAATAAATCACATACGGTTGAATCTGATAACATTGCAGTATAACCTAATGTCGAATTACCTGTCGAATTAATTGTTGCTGGTGATATCGTCGCAGTTTGGCCTGACGCATTCAATGTTATACTAGTATTACCAACCGATACTACAGGTATATTTTGCGTTGATTTAGGTAATGTAATCAATTTATAACGAAGCGCCTGTGATTCATCTGGTATTGCTTCCAATATTGGCATATTTTCTATAATCGTACCATAATAATTTGTACCTAATGGATGATCTGTATTCCATAATGCATAATCAATTTCATCATCACCTAACGCAAATTGTGTAATAGTAAATTCACTACCACCCTTTGCTAGCAATTCTCTACCCTTAAGTGTCAGTATTGCATCAACTGTAACACTAGAATTATCTAAATATCCCATATTGTTTCTTTTTTATTAATAAATATTGTTATTGTAAATTAATCGTATAAATTTTTAGTATATGACTGAGGTGCTTGTGTTGGTCTATATTGTGGTAATTTTAATGCATAATTCCAAACCGGTTTAGCAACAGTAAATTTACCTTGATTTGTAGTACCACCTTGATATATCAATTGAGTTGGATTTGATTGTATTATATTAACTACCGGTCCACCATCAGTCGTATCAGGTGATGGTATATTAAATCCAGGTGATGTTACACGACTACCGCCATATGTATGATTCCACGTTCCTCGAGGCCGATACACATTAGTTTGAGCTACAGAATATGCTCTATAATCTATACCGCCTGATGTAAATAATGTATATTCATTTAAATCTGGATAACGTGAACTTCCAGTAATATTAATAATCGGATCCGTAGTCCAATATGGCGGATCTGCTACCGTAGCATCAACCGGATATATACCATATTGATTGAATATTAATGGTACTGATGAATCCCACATAACATCAACATATGAATCATCGAATGATAAATTATTTGCAAATACTACACTATCTATAGTTAAAAATGATGAATCTATATTATTATTTGCAAATGCATCTAATGAAGCTTCATATGTATCATTTTCATAACTAACTGCAGTTAATATATTATCTTTACTACGTTCTAATAATGTAGGTTGTATAACTAAACCAGTTAAATTATCAGCACGAGCTGGTAATAACTGATCTAATTGATTAAAAAATGACATATCAAATTGAGTAAACATTTTTATGTATGAATTGATATCATTTTTATTTTTATATTTTTTCCAATATAAATTAGATAAATTTACTAATTCTGGATATGAATTATCAGACACATCACCCGGATCTCCAATATAATTACTTAAATTCTAGTAAC